TAACGGGAGAGGCAAGGGCGTGGCAAGGGCGGGGGTGAGAAAAACGATTACAGGGCAAATTTGAGGTTTTTATGCCAGCACTGAATTTCAAGAAACAGTTCGCTCCGAAGGTTGAGTCCGGCGAGAAGCGACAGACGATTCGCGCTTGCAGAGAGGATGGGAAAAATCCTCACCCTGGGCAAACGCTGTACCTCTACACCGGGATGCGGACCAAGAGTTGCAGGAAGCTCAGGGAAGAAACGTGCCGGGAATCCTTGCCGGTCTATATGGACGCACAGGAAAACGGAATGGTAGACGTTTTTATCGGTGGGGACCTGCTCAGTTCTGCGGATGTTGAAAAGTTGGCCGTCGCTGATGGCTTTGATAGCTCCGATGAGTTTATAAAATTCTTTTCTTGTTGCCTACCTTTTAAGGGATACCTCATCCTGTGGTAGGCAATTTAACTCCCTCACTAATCCGGGCACAGGAAACTGTGAACGAAAAAGGCGGGCCAATGAGCGCCCGCCTTCGGTATCCGATTTGTTACCTGTTCAGTCCGTGGCCACCGGCACCACTTCTGCCCCGGTCATCTGGTCAATGATATTGCAGGCCGCCCAGAAGGTGCGAAACTTCCCCCTGAATTCACCCTCCGGGCTATCGACCCGCCATTGACCATCGGGCAGCGCGGTGATTTTGTAATGGTGGTAGATGGTTTCCCTGGAGGTCATGATGATTCCCCTAAATCTGCTCAAGTTCCTTGGTATACAGGGTCGCCGCCGCCTCAGCCGCAACGTCAACCGACTTGAAATTACCAACACCTTTTAACGGCGACATGAATTCAACCGAAATCTTTCCATCCCCGTGATAGACCATCCACCAGCAGCGATTACCACGGGTGAAAATTATCTTTAGCGATTCGCAGTACAGCTCGAACCTTACGGCCACGCTCTGGTCGCTGAGGAGCATCTCGATGTCCATTGGGCGGAGGTGCAGGTAATTGTTCACCAGATTCGCGAGCTTGACTGCTTTCTCGCTATCTTTTACCATCTTTTCCCGTATCTCGCGGCCCCTTTTCTCCACTTTCTTTTTTGCTGCAAGTTCTAATGGCTTCATGACTTTTCTTCCTCCTTTTTATTAAACCTCTTCACCCAGTTCTCGAATTGTTCAGGCCCGCCCCAGCATCCGGCCGGCGCGTGGTTGTAGAAGAAAACGATATACCGGTTGAGAATGGCCAAGTTCTCATCGTCGGCCCGGCCAACTGCGTTTTTAAGATCGTTGGTAATTATCGCCTTGAGGAATCCACCAGGTATTGACCCCTCGAAAATGTAGCGAACTATCGCCCCTCGCATCCGTTCCGGTATCCCGCAACTCTCAAGACCTCGCCTCACTTCCTCGAACATTCCCGTCTTTGCTCCTCCGTTTTGTTGTTTAATCAGAATTACAGGGCAACGCCCCCTCATTCTCCCTCCCATGAGGTTTCGATAGAGCGCCTTCCCCATGGCATCGATTGTCTTGTCTAAGAAGTCCCCTGCGTTTGTTCTTGTCATGCTGTCCTCTTTTTCTGCTCCTGGCAGTTTCCAGGATCGGCCAGGGAGCGAGTCCCTGACCTGTCCCGATTACTTCCGTCCGTTTGATTCACACACGACCACGAGCGGTGCTTTCCAGGTGTCCCAGAACCGCCGCGACCTCGTTCCGTCCATCTGCGCTATTCGCTCATTGTCGAAATTCCACCAATCCACCAGGCTGTGAAACTCGCAGCCTATTTTCATGTGCGCGTCAAAAATGATGACGTGGTATTCTCCGGTTTCAATTTGGATAGGGATTTTCTCAATTGTTATTTTTTCACCGTTGGCCCGGCTCAGGTCGGCCCCGCTCAGGTCGGCCCCGCTCAGGTAGGCCCGGCTCAGGTAGGCCCCGCTCAGGTCGGCCCCGCTCAGGTTGGCCCCGCTCAGGTAGGCCCCGCTCAGGTTGGCCCCGCTCAGGTCGGCCTTATTCTCAATAGCCCATCTGACGGCAAGGCCGACTTTCGCAGATATCGCATCATCCTTCTTCGCCTTGATGTTGGCGATGAACTGTACCTCTCCGGTAAACCGGTTTTTAATCTCGTATTTCATCTCTGTTCTCCTTTTTTATTCGTTCGTGGAACCGGCCTGTAGCGCAGTTCCGGGTAGGTAAAGTAATCAGTCTCCAGCCACCTACCGATGTGCGCAAGCTGCGGACCGGAGTCCTTGTACTTCGGCGTTGGCTTCTCAAACAGCCACCACCATAGATCGAGGAAGATGTTCGTTTTTACTGGCTTTAATTTCATTTTTACCGTGCCTCGTATTGATATGGTTCCGCCTCAATGTGCCCTTTGAAGATCGCGAGGACGCAATAATCTGACAGAGCGTTGTCGTCGTTAATCAGGTAATGGCCGACGCTTGTAGAGTCCGCGTCAATCGCCTGGACCTTGCCGGCATGAGCTGCGGCCTCGACCGAGGGCTCGTCAACATGCGCGGTGAATGTGTCATACCCGAAGTCATCTGTTGCATACTCAGGCCGCTGGATAATCACTGTGTATTTCATGGCTTCATTCCTCCGTAGGCTCGTAGAACTCAAGCAGAGATTGAATTCTGAGTAGGTTATCGTCCAGGGCTTTGTCGGTTTTTATCCCCCAGGCGAGGATATGCGCATACTCTGTAACTTCGGTAGTTGTCCCGCCTTCTTCATCTGACTCTTCAACGATCAATGCAATTCGGTATGTTTTCATTTTTCTCGTAGCCTCATTGTTGTTTAATCAGAGTATCATTCCGTCCAGGTCGGCACGGTCTGATTTCGCATAATGGATTTCATCATATTCCTTGTGAATCCCGACCAGGAGCGGAATCCCCGCGACAAAGCGATCAACCCATTTGTAAGTGTCGGTTTCGGCCTCGGCGCGGCTTTTGTCGGATACTTTGCTGTCCAGGCTGTAGTCGTTGCAAACGTCGTAAAGTGTCATTCCCCTGCCCTCCGTCTTGCCGGTGTTCCCAGCGGAATCTCCCTCCCCAGCACATAGACTCCAACATGGACGTTGGTCTCGGCTATGGTCCCGGTTACGCTGACCTTGACATCAAAGTCCTCATCGTCCGTGAATGGATGCCAAACCGTCACGTCATTATTCTTATCGCATTGTTTTAGCAGAGATATTAATTCCTTGACCTTCATGGCATATCCCTCCCGGTAAGCTCCGGAGTCAAGTCTCCAGCGAATACGGCGACGAGGGGATAAAGCCGCGCAAGGGTGATTTCGTCCGGGTATCCCTCCTCGGTCCCATTGTCAGCATAAAAAGCCTTTTCTCGCACAATCTTAACAGCGGCGCGCGCTTCTTCTGCCTCCGCCCCTTCTATGTAGGTATCGTCAAGCCCGCAATCTTCCCTTGCTAAGATAACCGTGTAATCTTCCATGGTTTTCTCCGTGTTGTTGGTTTATTTGTGACCAGCCATCCCCAGGGGCATGGCCTCCACCCGCCCCAGGCATCGCGTTTCACATCATAACCCGACCAGTGGGGCGACCGTGCTGTGCCATTGCCTGCGCGGTCTGCCTGGCGTCCGTCTCATCGTCGGTGAAATAAGTTGCCCGATGGTCGGCACGGCCAAACTGGTAGAGCGTGACCGTGAATTCCTGCCAATCGTCGTCATAGTGGACCCGCGTTTCGATCCCGCCCCGCTTGATACATTCGATCCGTCGTTTTGACATCTCCGTGTTCCTCCGTGTTTGGTTATGCTTCCAGGCCCAGGGCTAGCAGGATTTCCCGGCGCTTATGCTCCATCCCGTGCTGTACGCCCTTTACATACTCCTGCCGTGCGGCCTCGGCGGCCTCGGCGCGATCCTTCTCCATCTGGCGCTCAAGGTTCGATTTCGCTGACGCGGCACTTATCCCCATTGCTCCGTCATACGTTCCATTCCGCAGATCATCCAGGAGATCCACGGCGAGATACATTGCCTCACTCGCATTCCCAGCATCGGCGGCGTTGATGATCATCTGGACGAAATTACAGAGCCCGTCCTTCATGTTTTTCGGCGGGGCGAGCTGCCGATAGTATCCCTGCGTTGCTGTTGTTTGTTCGGTCATGATTATTCCCTCCGTGTTTAATTTTACCTTCCCATTCCCTTGATACCCGATCATAACAGGCCTGACATATCCCATGGCTGATCCCGCCGGGCGCTCCCTTAGCATCCTGTACCAGGAAGAACACCCAGCAGTAGCAGCATTGAGTTATGAGGATTGTGGTTTGCGGGTTCATGCGTTGTCAACAAGTTCTTCGGAAAAGTGATCCGTCGCCATACTCAGGCAGGCGTCAAAGTCCACCCCTTCGGCGCGGCAAAAGTGCATAAGGTCTGTCAGAGCGTCAATAGTTCCGGTTTGTGGATCTTCGGCGGACACCGCTACCATAATTTTCCACCCAGTTTCGACGCACAGTTCATTGTGAGTTGCCATTATTTCCTCCGCTGTTTTTGGTTTACCTATCCCGCTCCGTGCAGGTTCGGGCGCGGCCATGACCCGCCGCACCCTGACCCGATCAGACCGTTAAAGATTCTCTCTTCTTTCGTACATCGCGCAGTTGATGGAGACCTGTGCGTAATCCCTTGCACTGTGGAGGTTACACGCCCCGTTGCCCTCATGCTCGACATCGACAAACTTGCAGTTGAAACAATGGACAAGCCCGTCCTGGAGGGCGCGAACAGCGTTCAGTTCGGCCTGCGCCTCATCTCTTAGCCCTGCCAGGTAGTGTACATGGATGCAGATCTGCTCCTGCTGCTCCTCCAGTTCATGAATTTTGTCGTTAAGATCGCGCACTTCATTCTGTTTTTCTTCCTCGTAAGTCATGGTTTAACCCTCCGTAATTGATTGATAATATTGGCACTGCCCCGGCGCAAGGCACGGTTGAGATGCGACCACCCACCGGCCCGGACCCTCTTCAATCTGGATCGCGGTACACTCGCCTCCGGCCTTGAGCCATAGACAATCCGGGCAAAGTCCCGAAACCGAGGGCGCGACCTGCTGCTTATTCCGTGAGTGGTTCTGTTCCATGGTGTCCTCTATGCGTACATAAGATGCTGCGAGCAAAATTCGCCCTTGGTTACGTCCTGGGCGAGCTCCAGGCGTTTGCTTTTCAGCCAGGATAAAAGCTCTTCCTTTGTTCTAAATGCGATGTGCGAGACTCCTCGTTCCGTGACCGTGAACCAATACCCGCACCCTACTTCCTCTTTTGTGGCTACGAGGTGATATGGGCAGGTGATATGCCACAATCCGTTAAGGTCCGCTCCCTCGCGCACTGTGTACACCCGCATATCGGCCATAAAATGCACACCGCGACCGGCCCCAGCAACATTCCCATCGAAAAACCACAAACTGCCCGGCCTGGTCTCGCCGGTGTCAATCAAATCTGCCGTGGCAATCCCGCTGTCCAGCCCGCCGCTGTAACTGAAAAAACCGTTACGGTCGAGGTAATATCCGCCGTGGTTCTGTGTGCCGCCGGTCTGGATGCGGTCGCCCCAATGATGGGTGAACCTGGTATATTGCGGTATTCGTTCGTCAGTTTGTGGGATATACAGGTAATCCCCAACGCGAGGCCCGACATGATTGTTGAACGATTTTATCCTATCATTCAGGATATCGGTGTTGTTTTTCATGATTAATCCCTCCCCAAGATTGCAAAACGAAACCGTTCCCCATGCAGCCGCGACCCGCAACAATCGCAAGCGGCAGTTGTGAAAACCCGGTGCGCGCTATCGTGCTCGGCCAGGTCGCGGGAATCAATGACCAGCCCGGACCCAAGGCGCGACAACCCGGCCTGAATCTCTTCCATCCGCTTTTCAGCCTCTACCGGTCCATAATGATAATCCAGCCCGGTATAATCATTATTCACTGCAGCCTGCAGGCACTCAGAGCATAACCAAAGATCATCCTGGATCACCGCGATCTGTGGCTCGTTCTCTTTCCACGCTTGCTCGGCAAAGGCGCGAAATGAAGGCGCGACAGACCCCCCAGGCGAGGGCGCGATCAAATCGTTCATATCCACTCCCCGTATAGCCTTTATCACTCTCTCTGGTACTCCAGCACCCTCTTCTCTCTGTCCCATGATTTTCCTCCGTGGTGTTGTGTTTCCTGCGCCCCGCGCAGCCTCCAGGCCGGTCCCCGGCCCGCTCCAGGGTGATTTTGCCCTCCCCTTACCTATACGATAGCATACCGTCGCGCTTATTGCAATGCGGAAAGTAAATAAGGTATTTTCACATTTCCTTTGACAATCGGTAAATCCATCGCCTACAATGACCGCAGATATAAGCATTTAAGCAAGCACCCCTGAGAAAATAGGTGAAGGTTTGAAAAAGTTGCCTAAGTTGCCGGAATTAACCAATAAACCTAAAAAGAAAATAGTTTGTAATAAGGTTAAAGCCAGCGACGTTGATTGGGAAGAGGTGACTTACCAGGTCAGGGAAACTTCTACGCCCCTGTGCGAAATTGCCCGGAATCATGGGATAAATGAGGGAACTCTTTGTCACTGGATTAAGAAGGAAGGAATTTCTCGGGACTTGAGAAAACGCGTCAGAGCCCAGACAGACGACGAACTTTCTAGGATTGTGAGGCATGAGGAGGTTTCCAGCGCCCGTCTTCCCCTCAAGAAAAAGACCGACAAGGACCGAATCACCGCCCTCGCAAAGGTCCGCGCCACCATCATCCTGAGCCATCGCAAGGATATCAAGGCCCACCGGCGATCCCTGACCAAAATGCAGCGGGAGCTTGAAACCGGCAGCGATTTTGTGGGCGATATTGCCGTACTGGTGCGGAAAGTGGTGGATGGAGGCAAGACTGACGCCGCCTCCGTCAAGGAGCTACAGCAAATCCTTCGGCGCCTGGGCGACCTGGGCAACCGTGCGGATATACTGAGAAAACTTTCGGACACGCTCAAAACCCTCATTGCCCTGGAGCGGCAGGCGTTCGACCTGGACGAGCCCGCCCCTGGCACGGTAAATGACGGAGACAGCGTGGAAATCACCCTCCAGAACGTGTATCAGGCGATCAGCGGGCGCAGCAGGGGATTACCTGGCCGCCCGATCACCCCGGCCCCTCCCCTCGAATTGGACGTTGAAAAGGTGGAGTAACTGTATGATATCATTCAGCAACCCTGACTTCTTTACATAATAGATCTTATGCGACATTATGATATATCCACGGTTTGCGGGCATGGTTCCAGCTACCAGGGCCAGGCCGGGAATCGTAACACGATGCAAAAACACGATACTTTATACCATATCCGGGAACAATCATGAGCGACACCACTACATATAGTGGACTGGTGGCTGTAAATCAGGCCGGGAAACCAGCGCAAGACCAGGCTCCACCACTTTTCTCATGGTTATCCAGGGCCAAATCAGCGCAAACCACGCTGGCAGCACGAGACGACGAGCACCCGCCCACTACAGAGGAGACCATCTCCCGCCCGAAGGGTGAGACCCCGTGAACATACACAGCGAAGAGGGCAAAGCTACCCTCGCCCAGGTCAAGCTCACCATGGCCCAGGACCGCGAGCAGCGCCAGATCGAAGACGAGGCGAAGGAAGACAAGCGGCTGGAGCGCGAGCAGGCCCGAGAGATGAAGGAGCGGGAAAGGGATTCCTTGCTCGCCGCCGAAGACCCAGGGGGGGGTGCGCTCAGGAGGATGTGGGCTTCGCTCGACGATAGGGAATGGAGACTCGACAATCTTTACACGATAAAAGATAAATTCGGAAGACTGATCCCCTTTGTTAGGAATGATTCCCAGTTAAAGTTCTGGAAGGCGATGTGGTACCTGAACATTATCTTGAAGGACCGGCAAAGGGGGTTTTCGACATTAATAGCTATCTTTATTTTCGATTATTGCTTTTGGAACGGACACGTAGAGGCGGGTATCATTGATATTACCCTGCCTGACGCCAGAAAAAAATTAGATAAAATCAAGCTGGCCTACGATCATTTGCATCCGGTTATCCAGGCTTTGAATCCGATGACGGAACGGGCCAAGGAGTCGGTGAAGTTCAAGAACGGTTCGACGATTTACATAGGCACCTCGCATCGTGGCGGCACCTTGGAGATCCTTCACGTTTCTGAACTTGGAAAGATAGCAGCTCGTAACCCTGAAAGAGCCCGCGAGATCAGGACCGGCGCCTTGAACACGATTGCGCAGGGCAATATTATCATTGTGGAATCGACCGCTGAGGGGACTTCCGGCGAGTTTCACGATGATTGCAAGGCCGCGGAGAACAAACTTCTTGAAGGGGCGAAGATGACGCCTCTGGATTTTAAGTTCCACTTCTTCCCCTGGTGGGAGGGTTCGGAGAACGAGCTTGATCCAGATGGTGTAAGGATCACTGAAGAGTATGAGCGGTACTTTAAGGAAATAGAGGATGAAATTAAAGTAACGCTTTCACCTCGGAAACGGGCATGGTACGTTAAAAAAGCCGAGCAGCAGAAGGATGATATGCACCGGGAGTTTCCATCGACCCCGGATGAGGCGTTTCAAGCCTCAATGGAAGGTGCGATCCTGGCGAAACAGATGCGTGTCTTACGGAAGGAACGAAGGATCACTGTCGTCCCGCATGATCATGGGTACCCGGTGAATACTGGTTGGGATTTTGGTATCAGCGATAAGATGACGATCTGGTTCCATCAGCGTGTTGGCTTCCAGGATCGGGTTATCGATTATCTGGAAGGAACGGATGACGATGTGGTGGAATACTGGATGCGGATCCAGAAATTACCCTACAATTACGGGCGTCATTTCCTGCCGCACGATGCGGGCTCGAAGCGAATTGGAACCGCCACGAAGGGTGACGCGAAGCCGAAGACGTTGAAGCAGATCCTTTCGGCGGCGGGGATGCGCAATATCTGTGTTGTCCCCCGGGTTTTGCGGAAAGGGACGGCGATCCAGGAAGTGAAGGTGTGGCTACCCTCCGTTTTCATCGATAAAGAGAAATGCGCGGTCGGGATCAACCATTTGCAGAATTTCCGGGTTGATTGGGATGATAAGCTCGGCTGCTGGAAAGAGACCCCGCGGCATGATGACGCTTCGCATGGATATGACGGGTTCGAGACCCTTACCCGGGGCCTTGGGATGTTTGGAGTTCGCTTGAATATGGAGGCTGAAATGCAGATGAGGTCCGGTTCTGAAAATCCGAAACCGAAACGACGGCGCGCTTCTGACTGGAGGACGGCATGAATCTGCGGCAAGGCGACTTCACCCCGAACAATTTGCTGAACGCCATCGCTCTTGAGATTGATGAGCAACCTATCTGGCGGGCGAACGCTGACAAGGAGATGGATTATTGCGACGGGAACCAGCTTGATTCCGACGCACTCTATAAGCAGCGGCTTCTCGGGATCCCGCCGGCGATTGAGCCGGTCATGGGGCCGACGATTGACGAAATCCTGGGGATGGAGGCGAAGAACCGATCTGATTTCCGGGTTTTGCCTGACAAAGTGGGTGAGGGTGACGATGTAGCGGAAGCCCTGAACTACCGGTTGAACCAGGCGGAGCGGAGATCGAAGGCTGACCGGGCCTGCGCCGCGGCGTATGCTTCGCAGGTAAAGGTTGGCTTGGGTTGGGTGGAGGTTTCCCGGTCCTCGGATCCGTTTCAGTTCCCGATCCGCTGCACAGATGTTCACCGCAACGAAATTTGGCACGATTGGTTTTCCCGGAAAGATGATATTTCGGATGCGCGTTGGCTCCTTCGGCGTCGATGGACTGATATCGATATCGCCACGGCCATGTTCCCGGACCAGGCAGAGACGATCAAGGCGGCCGGCAACGGGATGTCCGCTTATGACGCCACTCAGTACATGGAGGGCGGCCAGCAGACCGGGCTTTATAAGAACTGGACCGATGAGAGATCGTTTACCTGGGAAGAACAGGAATGGCGAGATGCCCTGAACGGGCGGATCTGTCTTTTTGAACTCTGGTACCGGAAGTTTGAAGCTGTCACCGCTTTGAAAGTCAGGGGCGGTCGGGTTGTCGAGTTCGATGAGCAGAACGCCCTTCATCTCGTGGCCCTGGCCAATGGTGGGGAACTGATCGAATCGGTTGTCGGCAAGGTTCGCCTCGCCTGGTTCGCCGGGCCCCACCTTTTGCATGACATCCCTTCACCCTATAAGCATAACCATTTCCCTTATTTCCCGTTCTGGGGCAAGCGTGAAGACCGGACCCGGGTTCCTTACGGCTTGGCCCGGGGAATGATGTTCCTGCAGGACGAAATCAATGTTCGGGTGGCCAAGATGCAGTGGGGCCTCTCTTCCGTCCGGGTGATCAGGACCGAAGGGGCAGTTGTTGACGATGACGATACCTTCCGTGACGAGGTATCTCGGCCGGATTCGGATATCCTTTTGAACGCCGAGGCCATGGCCAATGACGGGATATTCAAGATCGAGAAGGATTTCCAACTGAACGAGCAGCAGGCCGCCAGACTCCGGGAAGCCAGGGAATCGATTCGCCGGGCCGGCCGGATTTCCGAAGTGTTTGGCGGCAACGATGCCCAAGGTCGGTCCGGATCCGCGATCAGCCAGCTTGTTGAGCAGACCGTTCAGGCCCTGGGTGATATCAACGACAACTTTTCCGAGGGTCGGTCACGGGTTGGCGAAGCTATTCTTTCCATGATCATCGAGGATATCGGCAACGAAGAGACGCCCGTCACCGTCGATGGAGGTCTGATCAAAGAGGACCGGACAATTATCCTGAACCAGAAAGTACCCGGTGAATTGTACCTGAACAACGATACAGAGCGGATCAAACTGAACGTGACCATCTCGGATGTTCCATCTACTCCGTCCTTCAGGGCTCAGGAATTGGTGTCGATGTCCGAGGCGTTCAAGTCGATGCCACCCCAGTTCCAGGCGCTCGCCATGCCGCATCTCGTTTCCCTGATGAATCTTCCGTATGACGTGAAGAAAGAACTGGTCGAAGGGCTGCGCAAGATGGCCACCGTCCCCAGTGAGGAAGAGATTCAGCAGCTGGTCGACGCCGCGGTCGAACAGGCCAGGATCAAAGATCAGTACGAGCTGAAGCTCCGCAAGCTGGAGATGGACGAAGGGTACAAGGATACCCAGAAAGAGAAGATGATCACCGATATCATCAACAAGCGGATCGAGGCAATCTTCGCCGCAGTCCAGGCCGGGACCCAGATAGTAGCTGCACCCGGGGTGGCTCCGGCCGCCGACCAGGTCTTGAAGTCGGCCGGGTTCAACGACCAGGACCAGGCGCCCATCGTCGCCGGCCCGACCATGCCCGCCACGCCTGTTGCTGAAAATACCAGCCCGATGTTCCCGGCCCGCCCTGGTGAACCTGGTGGACTTGCCCCGCCCGCCCCGGTCCCGGCCGAGGCGATGGCAGAACCGGATTCCGGTCTGTTGGCCGGCGTGGAGGGGGGGAATGGTTAAGAGATACAGCACTTTACTGGTGGCGATATTCGCACTGGGCCTGGATATTGACCAGGTGAAACGAGGCCTCAAGCGAGTTGAAAAATACAGAAAATCCGCCGACAAGCGGGACGGCCAATAGCGGCCAATAAAACACAGCAGGAGAAGAAAAATGAAAAAGAACGTGTTTGGCCGACGATGGGTAATCCTTTTCGCGGCCCTGGTGTTGCTGGTTGTCGGATCAGTTCCGGCGTTTGCTGACTATTGGGTGACGTATTCCGGCGATGGAGCGCGTGGCCCGGTTCGGCTGGGCCAGGATGTTGACTGGGCAAACGGCGACACCAAGATCGTGAGCGAAGAGGTGATTGGCTGGTATCAGACCAATTCGGGCGTGTTCACCGTGACCGAGGTAACGGCGACCGGAGCGGAGATCAATAAGGTAGACGGGATGACGGCTACTGCCGCCGAGTTAAGCTATCTGGATATCACCGCTCTCGGTACGGGCGCAGCGAGCAAGGCCGTTGTCCTTGACACGGGTGAAGATTATACCTGGCCGGCTACCGGAATTTTGACTTATGGCGTGCTGAGGGACCCGGTTGGAACCACGCTTGGCTCCACAGCTGCCGAGTTGAACCTTTTGGACGGGTCAAGCGCCACCGTCCCGGCCGCTGGGAAAGCCGCGATCCTCGATTCAGGCGGCGACCTCCGGAACATCAGCAATATTGGCGCTGTGAATACCGGCGTGACAGCCGTTGAGTATGGCGATGGCTACCAGCACCACACCGTGCTGACCGTAAGCCAGGCCGATGCCGTTACCGTTGCCGACAATGCCGCCCTGTGCGACGGGTATCTGCTCTACACCTTCCCGGCCGGCGAGATCATTGTTGAGAACGTCTCAGTGTCCATGGCCACCACGCTGGCAGAGGATTCGGCAAATGCTGCCGCTGAAGGTTGCGTCGGCACCGTGCTTGGTTCTGCAGCCGCTGCTACGTGTGGCGCTGACGCCGCCGGACTCGAAGACCTGCTTGGTCCGATCACTACCGCCGATATGGCCGGGACTCCTGACGTTCTTACCGTTGCCGTTGGGGCCGGGACGCCCGTTGTCCTCGCTACCGCCGGATCGCATTTGGTCCACTGGAACATTTGCTCGACATGGGGCAACACGGCCGGCGCTGATCTGACCGGTGACATTGCCGGAACGGTTGTGATCGACTGGAAGTTCATGCAGTAACCAATGACCGGGGGCCGCTCGCCACGGCCCCCATTTTCAAAAGGAGAAGAACAATGATACAGGTATCAAACGGATTGATGGATGAAATCAAGTTGGTTCTTGAGCGAGTCAAGAGCGGAACGACTTGCAGTAAAGCTGATCAGGCAACGGCGAAGATTCTCCTTGAGGTCTTCTCCGGTAAGGATCTGATAGGCGCATCGGCGGATGGGTCGTGTTCCAAAGCGCCACATCCGGGACCAGCGCCGTTTTCTTTCGCACCCCCACAATTAGTTGAGGAATGGCTCGATAGGGTTGCGAAGTATATCCAGAATGGGCCATCGAAAACAGAGCCGAAGGCCAGCCATCAGACGGGACCGACCTGCTCAGTATGCCGAGCATTCATCGGAACCATAAAAAATGGAGAATGCTTGAACCCATTTGGCGGATTCCGCGCCTGCTCGTCCTGCGAATATTTCAGGACCGCCGATCCATCCACAATAAACTTGCTTCATCAATCCGTACAAGCTGCGGCGCAGGCGGCTTCAGAGACGGCTAAATCCCCAAAGAGATACACCCCCGAAGAAACAGAGGCATACTGCTCTGGGGCGCGGGACGCCAACGAAAAGGTAAAATCCTACACGAAGTTTCTTGAGTGTCACAATGCCATGCTGATGCAAATCGGCAAGGTTGAGGAACTGGCCAGGGAGGCAGGGGCCACGGTCAGCGAGATACACGCCTTGCGGGCTGGAATTCTCGATTCAGCGGCTATCTTCAAAAAACACTACGGAGACGGCAAGGAATGAAATACGACTACGAGTGCATCAGATGCAGGAAAGTAATGGAGCATGAATGCAAGCTGGCCGACAAACCAACGAGCATTGAGTGCCCAGACTGCAAGGGAACGGCCTGGCCGGTGATTCTGACTACGGTCGCCAGCACTTTCCCGCAGGGTCGGAGCAAGGGCGGGTACATGCGCCCGGCCATTGGCGGCAGGAAATACCAGAAGTTCTTTTGAAAGCGAAAAAACAGCAGGATAAATAAAAAAGTTCTTGGACTACATTAACTTCAGCGTATATAATGCCGATAGAGCGTAGTTCTCTTAAAGCGGCCACGGCGATATGTGGCAGGAGGACAGGATGGAAACTACTGATCTGGAATATTTTGAAGCGAACCAAGTTGACGGCGTGATCCCCCCGGAGAAGATGGCCGGGTTACTGCTTGGCGGCGAGCTCCCGGCGGTCGAGGCGGAACAAGAGGCAGTTCCCGAAGAAGAGGCGCAGCCGGAACCGATGAAAGAAGTCGTCCCGGCAGAACCGGCGGCCGTTCCGGAAAAAGAGCCGGTGATCATGGCCAAGGATGGGGTGCATACCATCCCGTATGAGAAGCTGGTCGAGGCACGGGTCGAGGCAAGTTCAGCCCGTACCGCGCTCGAAGAGCAGATCAGCAAGAACGCTGAACTTCAGGCGGCGATGGATAAAATGGCCACCGCCCAGAACGCCCAGGTAGAAGGGACCGCCACCCAGGAGGAGACGAACGAGATCCTCGACGAGGTCCGGAAAGAGTTCCCCGACCTGGTCACGGCGTTTGAAACGATGCTCACGAAGGAGCGGGGTTTCTACACCGCCCAGATCGCGGCCCAGGCCGAGGAGATCAATACCCTGAAATCGGATATTGCCCCAGTCAAAGAGAAGGCGGTTGAGGCCGACAAGAAAGAGCACTTTGACTCGATCAGGAAGGTCCATAGTGATTTAGACGCAATCATTGCCGGTGAGGAACTTGGGACATGGATCGAATCGCAATCACCGGCCGTGCAGAAAGCGTATGTCGAAGATATTAAAGGCGGCAATGATGTCGCTATTATAAAAATGCTGGACACCTTCAAGGCAGCCACTGGATACCAGCCACCCGCGGGCGATACCGCGGGCCAGGGGAAACAGGCCGATGGGCAAACAGCCGCGGGAATTCCCGCACCGAAACGTCCTGTGCCGACGAGTCTTTCTGAGATTCCTGGCGGGTCCCAGGTCCCTCATAATCCGGTAGATGCGATTATGAGTGCCGGGAACCCCCTGAAGCAGATCGATGCGTTCATGGGCAAGACTCCGGACCAGATCGAAGAGATCCTCCGGAAAGCTGTTTAATCAACCTATTTCTTTTGGAGAAGAGCTATGACCACGATTCCTTACGGTTCCCCGCAGGCGGTACAGATCCAGTCCGCTGGGCTGTTTGCTGCGAATATGCAGCGCCCCACCATCATCAACCGGCTTACCGGTAAACTGCCGCAGCAGTCCGACGCCGAGAGCAATCTTCGTTTCCAGAGTTCCAACGAGATGCCCATCGTTCGGTGCATGGACCTGATGAAGAACGCCGGCGATGAAGTTACCTTCGACCTGATCAACCCCTTGGGCGGTAAGCCAATCATGGGCGAGGCGGTCGCCGAAGGCCGCGGCCAGGCGATGACCTTCAGCCAGGACTCGCTCCGGATCAATCAGTGCCGGTACCCGATCTCCGCCGGCGGTTCCATGACCCAGCAGCGGACTCCGCACCAGCTCCGGTCCCTGGCCCGCGCCCTTGGCAAGAACTACATGGACCGCCTGCAGGACCAGCTCTGTATCGTTCACATGGCAGGCGCGCGCGGGTTCGCCAATGATATCGAGTGGGCCGTGCCCCTGGCGTCCGATGCCGATTTTGCGAGCATCTGCGTGAACACGGTCAAGGCCCCGACCTACAACCGGCATTTCATGTCCACCGGGTCCGGCCTGGAGCACATCAACCTGAACGGCGGCGATGTTGATTTCGCCACCACTGATATCATGAACATCGACCTGGTAGACGCGCTGCGGACAAAGCTGGACGGCATGCCTCTTCCTCCTCCGCCCGTTCGGTTCCCGGACGACCAGATGGCCACCGACGCCCCGATGCGTGTACTGGGAGTTTCTAGCGAACAGTACACATCGATCGTCAAGTCCACCAACTTCCGGACCTGGCAGGCGAACGCCATGGCCCGCGCTTCCATGGCCAAGAACAACCCGCTGTTCATGGGTGAGGCAGGCTTGTGGAACGGTATCCTGATCGTGAAGATGCCGAAACCGATCCGGTTCTATTCGACCAACGCCATGCTGTACTGTGCCAGCGCGACCTCGACCACCGAGTCGTCCGGTACGGTTCCGGCCGCTTTCTCCACGACCCATGCCGTTGACCGGGCGATCCTGCTCGGCGGCCAGGCCCTGGCGGAAGCATACGGCAAGGCTCGGCAGACCGGCAACCCGTTCTTCTGGAGCGAGAAAGAACTGGATCACGGCGACAAGCTGGAAGTCCTGATCGGCATGGTTGGCGGGAAATCGAAGACCCGCTTCCTGATCAACCACGGGACACAGGAAGAATACACCGACTTCGGTATCATGGCGATTGACTCTGCCGTTGAGCTGGGCGTTTAAGTAGCTGTTCTCTTGAAATAAGCACGAGGCGACCGGAGGGGACCGGGAACCAAACAAATAAAATTCCATGGAGGAATTGAGATGGCGACCATTACCGCAAGCAATGTGAACAACAAATTCAATTTCGGCGGGGTGCCCTATGGCAACCTGTCCGCGGTTGGCCCTTTTAACCTGACGACTGATGCCTCTGGTGTCTTCACCGCCAGCAACGACGCCACTGCCGTTGTCCAGAATGACGTGGTTCGTCTTGGCGTTCTGAAGGCCGGCATGAAATTGTACGATTACCTGTCGTACATCTCCGACGCTTTCACCGCGAACGTGACCGCGAAGGTCGGCTTCGCCTATGTCGACGGTGTCGACAGCACCGCAGTCCCGCAGGACGACGACTTCTTCGCCACCGCTTTGGCGATGGACAGCGCCGTGACCGCCCGCAAGACGACCGCTACCAAGCCTGTCACCCTCCCGAAGGATGCATACCTGATTCTGACCATCGCCGGCGCCGACTGTGCGGCCGTTGGTGTCCAGGATATCTACGTTCTCGCCGAGATGGGCGGCCAGCCGTAAACTGAACGATAACCCCGGCGCCACCACGGCGCCGGGTATCCCAAAGGAGGATAAAGTGAAATCAGCAGATATTGCAAAGATTGTGAATGTCGCGATTCAGGCGACCAGATTGGACGACGAGAACCCGGCGATTATCGCGTGGGACGATCTCTCCGAGGAAACCCGCGGCCGGTACGAGACCGGGGTCAACTTTCATCTGGCTAACCCCGAAGCGACGGCGGCCGACGGCCACAAGAATTGGCTTGAACGAACGGTAGGCGTTCCAGACAAGACCCGGGAGGAGTTCGATTCGCTTTCCGCCAAAGAGAAGACGGAGCGGGTCCTGTTCATGGCCATCGTCAAGGAATGTTCCAAGGTCCAGCCGGAGATCAAAGTGGTCAAGATCGCCGCCCCCGCCCCGCAACTGGTTCAGGCCTCGAAGCTCCCCGTGAAGTATATCGGCCACCGCGCCCAGTACCGGGATGGCATCTATGGGACCGGCATCATCTGGAAACAGGGCGAGGTGATTCTGGTCGATGAGCCGAGCGCCAGGAAGATGCTCAAGCATGCCGATGTCTGGACCCTCGCCGCCCAGGAAGAGCAGGCCAAGGAGGCTCCGGAAAAACCGAAGGAGAAGGAGGATGAGACTGAAGAGAGTGTTCAGGCCGCAAAGGACTCAGTCGCAAGAATGGGCAAAGCGGCCATGTTGCAGTACGCGGAAACGAACTTCGCCGGGGTCAAGATCAACCAGAACATCGGGATCGAAAAGCTCCGGGAGAAAGTCTACGGGCTCATTGACCGATTCGGCGTTGCGAAATGAACCTCGTCGAACTGATAAGCCAGTTCCGGATTCTGGCCAGGGACACGGTAGCTCCGTATCTTTGGAGCGATGCGGAGCTGGTTATCTGGTTCGCGGAAGCGGAAGAGGAGGCGATAGCCAGAAAGCGGCTCATTCGGGACTCCCGCACCCGGGCTATCGCCGCCCCATCCAATCTGGCACTGCTGGAGACGACGGGGTCGCTGGCGACTGACACCTACTCCTACATGGTCACAGCGATCAACGCTTCCGGGGAGACAGAACTGAGCGACCCGGTGACCGTTGCCGTTGGCGCAAGTGCCGGGGTTGTCCTGTCATGGGACGCTGTTCCCTATGCGACCGGATATCGAGTTTATGGCCGGTCTGGGACGGACGATGAACTCATAGCAGAAGTAGCAGTTCCCATCGTTACCTATACCGACACCGGGGCTCGCACTCCTGACGGCTCCCAGCCGACAGAGAATACCACTTACGACCTGACGAATATTCCGCTCGTTGCCGACGAATCGTATGTCCATCTCCATGAATGTATCCTCGAAGTGACAAAGGCCTCGAACACCGACGGCACGACAAAGGTCGATATGTACATCACCACCAGGGAAGAGCTTAACCGGCTTTTCCCCGGCGGGTGGGAAGATCTCGATGCGGCGCAGCCGAGGTATCTTGTCGTCGAGGATACCCATGGGTTTGTCGTCCCGACTCCAGACCAGGCGTACACGATGAACATTGCCGTCGTCCGCGCCCAGGTCAACCCCATGAGCAGCATTGTCGCCCCCATCTCTGAGCCGGAGATCAACAGGCGGCATCACATGAAACTTATCGAGTGGGCGCTGCACAAGGCGTATGCCAAGAAGGATGCTGATACCTACGACGAAAAGCGGTCCGGATCACATCTGCGTAGTTTCGAGAAATACTTCGGCTATAGTCCCGGCGCCGGCAGGAGATTGTCAGCCAATGCGAGCGCACCCCACAAGGTAAGGAGCCATTGGCGATGAAAATAGGCCCGTTCCCGAGGGGGATGAATAACAAGGCGGAAGACCATGACCTCCCGAAGGGATGCGCCAGAAATCTCGTCAACGTGGATATCCCTCCCTCTGGACGGCCACGAAGCAGGGGCGGCTACGACAAGGTGTATTCTGGCATGAACTGCCGCGGAGGGTTTGATTGCCCGTCCGGGATATTCTTTGTCGAGGGCGCACAACTGAAGCGGTTCAACGCCGACGATACGGCGACCGTCCTTTTTTCCGGCGTCTATGGCGATACCATGACCTTCGAGTATGAGAACGGGATCGTCTATTTCTCCGACGGTTCGATCGCCAAGAAGATTCTCGCCGATCATTCGGTCGTGACCTGGGGCATGGATCCGCCGCCGGCATTTACCCTTGTTGGCGTGGCCGGTTCATTCGGCAGCGGAGTGTACACCGCGGCTATGACCTATGTCGATGCCAACGGCGTTGAGTCCGGGGCTTCTGAAATGTCTTCGTTCACGGCCCCTGACGATTCGACAGGAATCAAGTTCATTTTCTCGAACGCCTCGGACGACCCGCAGGCTGTTGGCATGAACCTCTATTTGAGCATGCCGAACGGCTCCACCCTGTTTCTCATCGGGACCGTGGCGCTCGGGACCGAGACCTACAGTGTCCTCTCTGGCCAGTACGACGACGCCCGCTATCTGGAATTGGAGATGATGGACCGGCCGCCGGCCGGAAGGATCATCCGCCACTTCGCCGGCCGGAAGTTTATCGCCCTCGCCTCCGGGCTCGTTATCTGGACAGAAGAGTTTGATTACGATCATGTCCGGTATGCCGACAATTACCTCCAGCTTCCCGAAGCTGCTGACGTTATGGAGCCGGTAGACGACGGAATCTATTTCG